TTTCACCCATTGCACCTTCAAAATCTCCTGCAAATGCTAACTCTCTTGCTCTATTTAAATTAATGGCTTTACCTGTTAATACTTGAGCTTCTAATTCTTTTTGTATACTATTCTCAAAATCAAGAGTCCCCATTGCCATATCTCTTGCATTATCAAGAGTTAAGCCAAATCTTTTAGCCTCAGCAACAGCTTTAGATATAGCTGCTGGGTTATTACCTAAATTTAATGCTATTTGTCCAGTAATACCTGCTGCTTCTTTAAATAATTGATTTGAAGCAAATATACTATCGTTAGTATCAACTACAGAGTTATATAGTTGTTCTTGAGATTGACCAGTAAGTAAAGATGCAGTATAGACATTAGCTAATTCATCTTCTTGTAAACCTACAAATTCAGCTAATCTTGCTTGATTGCCCAATTGCTCTCCTGTTAACCTTACATTTGTACCTAAAGTACTTGACAATCTTAATTGAGCATTTAACATTCTATCCATATTCAAGAATGTATCACCAGATGCTGCAGCGGCTGATTTCATAGCCATAGTCATCTGTTGAGCTGAATCTCTAGATAGACCTAATGTTTTACCTACATTAGAAACTGAATGATCAATATGTGTAAATAGTTTACCTAGAGCTTTTACTCCTTTCATGAAAACACCTAAGTAGAATAAAGGGTCGGTAAATATACCTGCCAATGAAGAACCTAAAGAAGATAAACCTGCTGCTAAAACTTTTACTTTGCCGCTAAAGCCCACTGCTTTTTCACCACCTTCTGATAATTCAACAGAAAGTTGTTTCATTTTTTCTTTAGCTTTATCTACCTCAGCGGCCATTCCTTTAAATCCTAGCTTTTCTAAGGCACCCCCTAAACCTTCAACTAACTTACCAGAAATACCTAAACCAGAATTCATATTTTCTATTTTCTTTATCTGGTCGTTGTATGTATCGTTTATTTTATCTTGAACGAGGTTTTTATCTTCTGCGATACTTAAAAGTTCTCTTGTAGCATTTAACTCTTTTCTTTTTGCTATTACAGCTTTTTCATTTCTTTCAGATGGATCATTTTTAAAAGCTGCTTGTGCTGCTGATAATTCTTCTTGTTGCTGTGAACGTGCAGTTTTTAACTCTTCTTTTCTGAGTTTTATTTGGTTAAAGTAAAGTTGAGATTTTTTCTTCTGATTTTTTATATCTTCAACAGATAACGTATTTAGATCTGCTTGGTTATACGTCATTTGCTGTACCAAACTATCTATTCTACCGAATGCTTGTCTTGCTTTTTTTACAGGATCGCTTATTCTTTGTAATTCAAGATTTATATCTTTTACTATAGATCTAGTATCTCCTAGAGAACCAGTAAAAGTTTCTAATTCTGTATTAGCTCTTTTTATAGATTTGTTAACAAAATTTATAGCTTTATCAACCGAACCGAATTGATCAGCAATTTTTTGTGGATCAGTTTCTCCATCAAAGGCAATAGTGATTTTGTTACCACTTATATCTGATATTCTCTTTTCAACTTCATTAAGTTGTTTTATCAGCCTTTGTAATTCTCTAGGATCTGGTGTAGCCATTGTACAGTATTATATTTTATAAATAGTTAAAGATGAAGTTATGATCTTTTTACTGTATAGGAAGGTTTCTTTCCGGATTTAGCTGCTTCTTTAGCATCTCTTACCCAAGAAGGTGTTGTTGATTTACTTGGTGGTTTTTTATTTTGCTTTTTATTTAAAGCATCGTAATGGTCTTTTAACTTTTGAAAAGTAAAGTTACGTAACCATATAGGCATATTATATACGGTCTCGTAATCGTACCCACCTTGACCATTGAATACTATTTCGTGAATTTGTGAAAATAATGAAGATCTATACTCCGAAGTCAGGCCAAAGAAAGTTAGCATTGATCGGAATAGCGAGATCCTCCTGTATCCCATCTTCGAACTCATGTGAGATCGTTGTGTCTACTCCTGGCACAATAGTTGCATAGTACTCTCTGAATGCTCTTGCATCTCTGGCAAGAAAAGCCTTATCAACAAACTCTCTAACTAACGGTCTTTCTGTATTACCGTTTACTGAAATAATCATATATTTCATTCTAGTTGAAAGTTCCTGATTAGAATTGGGTGATACTTTTTTTAACCCATCTATTTCTCTTTGAATATTTTTTTCATCTTGCTGAGATAGTATTTTAAAGGTAATTACATTTTCTGTACTTGGTAACTTAAATTCAAATTCATTTTTACCATCTTTAATTAATGATTCATCTAACTCTTTGTTTTTAATTTGAGTAAGATCTACACTAATTTTTTCCCCAGCATAAGTAAAAGAGTAATCTTTTCCATATCCTAATATTCTAGATGCTATAAGTAAAGCATCTTTATCTCCTATAAGTAAATCGTTATAGTTAACTTTTGTTACAATAAGAGATTCAAGTAATTTATCAATAACTATACCTTTTTGTATATAGTTCTGATTAGTAAGTATGTCCTCTTCTTTAGCAGTCATATATTTCATTTCTATTTTACCATCTGCTAATGGAGAATCTTTAGGGTATAATAATCCTTTTGACGGTAATTCGACCGTCTCTGTTGGAATTGTAAAGTTTGAGCTCATAAAATTTATTATGTATAACTAGTATTTTATATAAATATAAGAACTTTTAAAATGGGAACCAACAAAAAAAGAGGGTTTATTTACCCTCTTCTTTCTTTAAATTTTTTATTGCTTTTTGCCACTTTCTTTGGGCCTCTTCTAGAGTTAAGTCTCCAGCGTCGAGTTCTGCACGTATATCTAAGTAAATCATATACTTAGCAGTTTCTTCTTTTGCATTATCCTTAGCATGTAGAGTAATCATTCCTAGAATGAGTAACGCAAATGCTAGGACTAACCTAATTTTGCTTAACATTCTCATAATATAAAAGGATTTATATTAATAAATAGTCAAGATTTCTTAAACTTCTCTTAAACTTGACTTAATATTATATTAATATAGCGAGAATAAAGCAGAAAAAAAACCCTCCATAAGGAGGATTCTTTAATTTTGGTATGTAGTGTAGCGTGATTAGAAGTTCAATACGCAGTAGTCCATTGCAACAGTGATTGATAATTCTACTGTTTCATCAGTAGCCCAATCAAATCCACCTTGATCCATATTAGTTATAAATGCTCCTTTAATCACCCACTCACTTACTATATCTCCTACAGGTCCTAAAACTTGTAATGTAAGATCTTTTTTATAAAAGTCTGAGTAACCAGCTCTACCAGTTACTGATTCATATGATAGTCTAGCCCAATCCATCACTGCTTGTGCACCTGATGGTGTGATTGGATCATATAAAGTCATATCGATATCACCCCATTCTCTTTTACCTCTTATTTTTCTATAGGTATTAAGGTGATCTAATTTTATTGCGTTGTCAGTAAAATTTGGACCAGCTGCTGTCTTAATCATAAACGATGGTACACCGTCTACAAACATTAAGAATCTATTTTGCACCTTCGGCTCAAAGGCTCTGAACATTATTTCGTTAGGATCTACTACTGCCATTTTATTTCTTTATTATAAATATCTAAAAATTAAATTATGCTCCAAATGTTGCTCCTGTAGGCTCAATTGTAAAGTCTAATACTACAAATTCTACTGTTCTTGCAGGTTGTATAAATATCTGACCTATTAATTGATTACGATCGATAACATCTGATGTGTTATTAGTATCATCCATTACTACTCTATAGGCAAACAATCCTTGCTGCTCTACAACTGAAGTTAAATATGGATTAACTTGAGCTAAGAATCTATTTCTAGTTACGTTAGTGTTTTGTTCGAATACTAATTCTCTTGAAACATCGCCAATAAATTTCTTTAAAGCGATTAATAATCTTCTTACATTTACTCTATCAAGAGCTGAAGATTTCTTTTGTAATGTCTTTTGACCAAATACCGATATTCCACTTCCTGGGAATGTAGCTATTGGGTTTACATTAGCACTATATAACGTATCTCTTTGAGATCTCGTTAATTTTCTTTCTGCTTGTATTACTGTTGGAATACCACCTCTAGTAAGACCTGCTGGTGCAAACCATGGTGCTGCTGCTCCATCTGTAAATGCATATACTCCTGGTATAACAACTGAAGCAGGTACGAATTCATTTTTACCAGTTCCAGACTGTGTTTGTAACCAAGGCCAGTAAGCAGCTCCATAAGATGAATTTAAACTATTAGCAGTACTAGTAACATTAGCTACAGTTGCTCCATAGTTCTGTAAATCTACTACTGCAATACAATCTCCTCTTGTTTCTGCTAATGAAATCATTGTATCTAACTGAGTAGAATGAAGACCGAACTCATATATTAACCCTGGTGCAGATATAATGTTGAATACATATTCATCTTTATTCCCTAGTACGTTAAGTACATCTGCATATTCTCCTCCTTGTAATCCTTGCGTTCTAGTACCGTCAATATCTTTAAAGTAATTAGGTACTATTCCAGCCGTTACATTCTCTCCTGTTGCACTATGGAATGAACCTGATTGATTAGTTGGTAATGAATTACTAAATGAAATTCCATCTGCATCATTATTAATAGTCACACCATCTGTGCTCAAGTAATCTAAAGTTTGTTTGTTTACAGCAGAAACTCTAATGTATTTAGATTTGTTAGCGTACTCACCACTAGATTGAACATAATATTGAGACTCTCCTTTATTTACTGATGTTGATTGATTACCAAGTACAGATTCGATATAGTTTTCAGAATTTGGATCTAATGATAAATCATTCCAAGTTTCTAAAATAATTTTGTTTTTAGAAGCATCATCACCTCTTCTTACGAGAAGGCTAAATGTACCTTTATTAGTATTTACGTTTGCTACTTCCCATCTGATATTGTCTATAGATCCAGATTTTAACGAACCATCTGAATTTTCCATTACTGCTCCACTATATGTAGAACTAGTAAGGCTATTTTGAATAGCTCCTTCACTTATAGTTTGTATAGTGAATGGGTCTGTTATACTACCAGTTTGAGCAGCAACTGTTGTGCTGTCTGCTGGTGCAAATGATCCAGTAACAACTCTTGCTACTAATAATGAATTACCTCCTTGTCCAAAGTATGACTTTGCAGCAAGGGAAGTTAAATATTCCTGTTTTGTTGAACCAGACGTGAAAGTTGTTCCAAAGATCTTTTGATACTCTCCATATGATGTAACTACTGTAGGTTGCTCAACAGGTCCTTTTACTGTTGGTCCCACGATAGCCGCTCCTGCTTCTAATGCTGGTGGAGCGATAAAGGATATATCATTCTCTCTTGCTAATACACCTGGGGAGATTAATGTTTCTGCCATGTTATATAAGTTAAATTATTGAGTACTCTTATAAATATCGTATTGCATACTAAAACTACCAAACCTATGGTAGTGTGCTACATATATAAATAGACTAAAGTTACCGTAAACTATTTTAATGGTATAAAAACCCCGCTATCGATATCTATAGTGCCCTTTCCGTACTTTTCCTCCAAGTTTTTTGCTAAGTCTACTTGAGCTTCTTCTATTTTAGCAAAATTTATTTCAGCATTGTTTTTACGTTGGGAAAGTTGTAACTCTATAATAGATATCTTGCCAAATTCATTAATGACACTCGACCTAGCATTTTTTATATTGTTAAGCTGTGATAATTCGTTTTTTTCTAATTTAATTTGCTTCATTATTAATGTTATTTATGTAAAGTTCTGTAAATATATTTTTATAATCGTCATCTAGCGATTTAAATATTTTATTTTCAAATATTTTTTTTCTACTTAACCTAAAATTACCACTAATAAAATCTTCAGTTATAGTATCCGGTACAGTATTTTCTTCTCTTAAACTGTTTATAAGTTGCATCTTTTGTTTGTGTTTATCTGTACCAAGTTCTAAATAAAAA